CTGCTCAGGAAGGTTATTGTCTTCAGTCGCACGTTATCCACGAAAGCGATGACGGTATTCTCGCACTTTCCGCAGGTTCGTTCAAACTGACAACCCAGACGGCAGACTTCACAGCGACCAATTCGGTTAACGCCGGGCAGTTTATCCTTACGGGTGACGGCACGTATAATCCGACCTGCACTGCTGGAAGATTCTGCGGGGTAGAGATTACCGTCGAATCCTACGTAACTGGAGTTGATGCAGTCCTTCACCTTTCAAACGCCGGAACTAACACGGATTGTATGCTTGAAGTTGATGCAGGAGAAGCTACTTACCTGATGGACATTGCAGGCACGACCATTGTCGAAGCTGCTGACGTAACAAGCGGAAAGACCTGCGTTGCAGGTGCACGCTGTTATATTAACGGCGCAGTAGGAGTAATCCCCTTCTACGAGGATTGATATCTGTGCGAAGACTTGACCTAACTAAGTATATGATCACTCAGGAAGTGGTCAACCAAAAGAATCCGTTTGAACCGCTTAAGATAGAGATCCCGTACAACCTCAAGGATTCGATCATCGCGTTGATGTTCATTCCAGAACTTAAATTGTCCGGGCTTGAACTCCTCAAACAAAATGCACTCGCACTCAAAATTGAAGGGTGCAAAGAGGGTTGCATTATGCTTGAGGAAACGGAGTGGGAACGCATAAAGCGGGCCGTTGACACCTTCCAGGGGTTCACCCGAAAGGACGTTGGTCTGGTTGAGCGAGTCACAAATGCAGAACAAATTGACATTAACAACAGAGGATAAAAAATGGCAGAATTCTTAGAATTCATGGAAGACTGGACTGGATATCAGGGAGTCAAACCAAAACTGAACGAGATGGCACTGGCCCGGACGATTGACCTTATCGTAAATAAGGAACGACTTTCCCCGATTCAGCATGCCGCGAAAATGGAAGAGGCGATCACCACCTCTGACTTCCCGTATCTGCTTGGCACCGTAATGGATCGGCAGCTGCTTGCGAACTATCGCGCAATGGAAGACCCTCTTTATGCCTGGAAAGACTACATGAAGATCGGGTCTGTTGCAGACTTCAGAACGGTAAGTAAAGAAAAACTCGTTGGCAAGGACCCACTTCTCCCCGAGGTTCCGGAGAAAGGAGAGTATCAGCCATTCAAACCGGTGAACTGCCGGTATGAATATTCTGTGAAAAAGTATGGTAAACAGTTTGATGTTTCCTATGAGTCTATCGTAAATGACGTTTTAGGCGCATTTAACGACATACCTGCGGAGATGGCAAACGGAGCGAAAGACACCGAAGCACACTTCGCCACCTCACTCATTGCAAGTGCAACTGCACCGAATCCGCTGCTCTACGGCGACACCATCACCGATTGCGGGCAGGAAGTGACAAATCTTGGCGCACTGCCGCTCACGATTGCAAACCTTGAGGCAACCATCGCACTAATGAAAGCCCAGACTGCACCGGTAACAGGAAAGATCCTCAGAGTCAGGCCTCGATATCTCGTTGTGCCGCCTCAGCTTGAGATGACTGCCCGTGCAATTCTTACGTCTGCATTTAAGACGTACATCCCAGATTCCACAGCAGCAGCAAGCGTTCCGATGCCGACAGCAAATGTCGTTCCTCAGGCAGGGATCCAGCTCAGGGTAAATGAGTGGCTCCCGTATATCGACACCACCGCAGGAGATTCCACTTGGTATCTGTTCGCAGAGCCATCCCGTGGGGCAGCAGTTGAAGTCGGATACCTAAGAGGCCACGAAACCCCAGAAGTTGTGATGAAAGCATCTGATAAAACCAGCGTTGGTGGTGGACTTACCAGTCCATTCAGCGGGGATTTCGCTACAGATAACATATTCTACCGCGTGCGTGATGTTGTTGGCGGGACCCAGATGGACCCCCGTATGACATACGCGCAGGTGGGATGATCATCTCATCTTTTTTTGAGGTATGAGGCATGGTAGGCGCAAGTTACGGCGTGCAGTCTTACACCGGCAGAACGGCAATCACTGATGCGACGGTGTTTATTGAGTCCTTAGGAGCAAACACCCTTGTAGATCTTGAATGCTGGGCTGAGGCTGAGAATACCCGGGTTATGATAGTTTACACGGTGTCGCTTTAAGGGGTAGATATGGCAGGTAGTGTATTTGACAGGGTGAATGGCGTTCTGATAGATCGAGTCATCCTCGTTGATGCCGACGCCGAACCCGTCACAGCAACAAACCGGGTGCCTATAGAGTTGCCCGATGAACAAGCCCCGCCCGCTGCAATCACAAATTACGCTCTTGAGACGGAGGGTAATTTAGCAGACGTCAAGACAAACTCTGATTCACTACCCCTCATCAAAGCGCAGACAGACAACATACCTGCACAGGGACAAGCACCCGCAGCCACATCCTTACCCGTTGTTCTTCCGGTCTTGCAGGCAGCAGACCTCAAGATTGTCACCATAAAGGACAATCCTCTGACGCTGGATAGCAAGCTCATGGTGAACTCAAAGCCATATGGCTTTGACATCGCACAGCGAAACCTCGCCGGGCATCTTCCATTCTCAAAGCTTGGTTTTAATCCGGATGTGGATGCTGATGAAGAGGATCTCTGGGCTGTTGGGGGGAAGTATGTATGGCCAGCAGCAGGGCAGCGCATGGAAGTTGTATCCTCAAGCGGGGATGATGCCGCATTAGGTACTGGTGCACGCACCGTCCTTCTGACATATCTTGATTCTGACTTTGTAGAGCACACCGAAATAATTATTCTCGCGGGATTGACACCAGTCGCAACAGAAGCAACCGACATCTACCGGATTAATTATTTCTGGGTGCTGACTGCCGGTACTGGAGGCAAAGCTGCGGGTAACATAGACATCCGTAACCTCGCAGACACTCCGATATACTCGCGCATACCTACGGGCCTGACACGGGCAAGAAACGTAATCTTCACCGTGCCTGCAGGCGTCTGCCTGTATATTTCACAAATCACATACTCTATAGGTTCATCGAAAGGAGGGGTTTTTGGGCGGTTCTCTTTTAGGGCAAACTATAATGAGCTGACAGATCTACCCACCTTGGTGATGTACCCATATTCAGAAATTGGGATCGACTCGCAGGCATTCACAGTGAGTTTAACCGTGCCGATGAGGTTCTGTTCAGGCGTTGATCTGATAGTGTCTGTACAAGGGGATGCAACCAACGCCGATGCTGTTTGCAGTTGTCAGTATAGGGGATGGACGGAGGCCGAAGCATGAAACTCATATGTAGGCTCGGCATTCACAAGACCAAACGAGACAAGCAGTGGATCATAGACGGCGTGCCTATGATCGGAGCATACTGCCAGCGGTGCGGCACGTTCATACCGAAGGAGGATAAAAAGCATGGCATACTGCACGACAGATGACGTATACTTGGAGGCTGGCACCAGTGTAGGAACGGCAACAGAAGCAAACATCACAGACATGATCACGCGGTCGGATAAGGAGATCAACTCCAAGCTGCGGTCACTTGGAATTACAAGTTACCCAGAATCAGATGACGACCTTGAGACGGCATCGATCTTTCTGACAGTCGCAAAGATCAAAAGACGACAGGCGCACGAACTCAGCAGGCCGGGATCACTCAAACTTGGGAACGACATCGCATTCAGCACGGCACCAGAAGCAGAGGCAAAAGCAGCAGAGGATAAAGCGTATGATGCTATATCACAGTATGCCGACTATGCAGGCGGTTCCGGTCTGTACATAGTGCCGAATCCAGATGATCCCTGGCTTGATGTAAGGGAGACGATCTGATGGTCCTTCCAACGGTTTTTTTGATACATTCGGCCACAATCCGGCATACCACAGGGACGACTGAGGATAGTTACGGCAACCTGATACCTACAACGAGCGACACTGTGGTGTCCTGCCGCTTTGTAGCATCAAAGGAGGTGATGAGTTCGGGTAGTAGTGATCTTGGGTATATTTCATCTGTGCCCCGTATCCTGCTACCTGCAGGCACGACAATTGAGGACGAAGATAAGATCATATCCACGGTGGCGGGATTCGCACAGACTTATACAGTCACGGCCAAAAACATCATTTATGAAGCTGCGGTCAACCAAATCTCACATATTAACTGTGAGTTGGCGGCGGTGGTATGATGGATGAATGTAGTTCATCCAGCACGGACCGTGAAGAACTACGGGACATCACGACCGAGACCCGCGCTGATGTGCGGCACATGAATGAGACGCTCAAAATGTTTATCGCTCGTATGGAAGAGTGTGATCAGCGAGTGAGGAATCTTGAGATATACGGGGGGACACTAAGTCAAAAAAGTGCAAAAGAAATTGATTCCCTTGAAAATAGGGTCAATAACATTGAAAGTGATTTCGATATTATCCGTGGTGCAGAAAAACAGGCAGGACGGGTTGCCGCGATTGTCGCAGGGATCATATCGATTGGAACAGGTATTGTTGGTGTGATTGTGTCTTTACTGATGGTGAGATGATGGCAGACAGTATCAAAGGTCTGAAGAACGTGCAGATGACATTCAAGGCACTTGCAAAGGAGATTGAGAAAAAGCAGAAAACAGCATTAAAACTTGCGGCGGTTGCATACCAGAACGATGTGAAGAAGAAAGCACCATACCTGACAGGCACATACCGGCGCTCAATCCATACACAGATGGTATCCTCAAGCAGAGCATTAGTAGGCACTAACCTGCCATATGGCAAGAGGCTTGAGTATGGCTATGCAGACACCGACAAGCTTGGCAGAACTTACAATCAGGTAGCACAACCGCATTTCAGGCCCGCAATGGACGAAGGGATAGACAGGTATGTTAAGATTTATCTTGAGGGGTTATACTGATGCGTGACGTAGTTTATGCGCTTATCACGCTGCTTAAGGCTGACTCAAAGGTGGCCGCAGTTGCAGGCACCAAAGTTTACAGAAAGAAGCTGCCACTTAATCCCACGTTCCCAGCGATCACAGTTTCAAAGGTTGATGGTATCAGAGATGAGATCACCAACACAGGGGGGTATGCCCATTCTCGGGTGCAGGTCACTACATGGGCAGAGACGCCAGGACCTGAAGAAGACCTTGCAGAAACCTGTGCCAATGTGTTGCACAGACTGACGAACAAAACGGTATTATATGGCACTAATCAATGGGTGCGTATAATATCCGTGAGAGACGCCGGGAGTATCCCGGATGACAATGCAGAGATCCCGCTCTATATGGAGCACCGGGATTTTATGATCCACTACGATTACCAATGAGGTAAATGAAAAAATGACAGAAGAAGCACAATGCGCAATTGGAACAACCATTCTCCGAAATGGGCTCGCACTTGGCGAGATGCACGAGCCATCTATGCCAGACACTACTGGCGATTTGAACGACACCAACTCACAGAACAACGTCGGCGGGGTTAAGACCACCTGCGTGGGATGGATTGGGAACGGTGTTCTCGGCTTCAAACTATTCTATACCGGAAGCACGGCGCAGGAAACACTGAGGGCAGCGATCTACGACCGGGCCTTTGACATCTGGGAAGTTGTTATGCCGATGAACTTCAACGACGGGAAGAACGGGTTTACCTGGTCAGGTCAGATCAGCAAATGCAGCCTGATGAATGACGGCAGCGCATCCCCATACCTCGACATGGAAGTGACTGTGAACGGGAAGATCACCGCAACTTCAACAGCATCTGCCGGGCTTACCACAGGATTCTTCTCTATCGCAGACGATGGGGCCAATGCACTCGCGCCATCCCCAGCGGCATCGGGATCGGTATATGAGTATACTGTCGAGGCATACTCGGACAGCCTAACCGTAGCGATCACACCAACGGCGACCGCAGGAACTATCCGGGTGAATGGTGTTGTTGTTGCAACAGGTGCGGCATCAGCTGCAATTACACTCAACACCGGGACTGGTGCAGTTACAATGATCCCCATCACGGTCAAAGAGCTGAACAAAACCTCAAAGATATACTGGCTACGGTTTGTCATTGGAACGACAGCACAGCCCTGAGAGTGAGCTAAATGGATGGACGTAAACACTCAGTAATTGAGGCAGGCGGGAAGGTGTACAACCTCCGTGCCTCTTTTAACGCGATGGCAATGTTTGAGGAAAACATTGGGCCAATCCAGATGCTTACAGGCAAAGAGGCAAAAACCATTGTTGGATTCCGGGGGTTAGTCTGGGCAACGGCTAATGCTTGTGGCACCAGCATCACACTGGATCAGGCAGGGGATATCTGCGAGGACTATGCAGATGAAAACGGATATGAAGCTTTTGTGAAGAAGATGCAGAGCGTCATAAACGAGAGCGGGTGGATGGGTAACAAGAATGGGGCCGATACAAAAAACGCACAGGTCAAACCCAAAAATGCCTCAAAGAAATTATCAGAGACTATGAGCGAATTGCCTACGGAATAGGCGACCTCAAACCTTTTGAGTTTTGGGCGATGACCCCTGCAGAGATTGAGCCTTATATCAATGCACGAGTTAAGCGAGAGGAGGAAAAAACAAAGATGGAAAATGAAAGAATCGGGCTAATCTGCTCAGTGATTCAAAATGGCGTCCCGATTGGATACGCGAAGAGTGGTGCAAAGAAGCATAAGCCATCTGACTATTTTGGATCGTCTGAGCCAAAGACTGAGAAGAAAGACCCGACACAACAGATATTCGAGACTATGAATGCTTGGTGCAGCGCAACGAAAGGGTGTGGTATAAGTGGCTGATCTGAGTGCATTCTCTGAAGGAATTGAAATACCAATCACCGGGGATATCACAGGATTAACCACCGCACTTGATGATGCAAACACAGAACTTGATACATTCTCTGGCAAGGTTGAAAAGAATAAAGGCATTATCCAGGGCGCGGGCATAGCCGCAACCGCAGTCGGCGGGACTATTGTTGGTGGATTCGCCCTTGCCACGAACGCGGCCGTAGACTTTGAAACCGGAATGAGTGAGGTATTCACTCTGCTGCCTGGTCTGTCTGCAGATGCTATGGGTGAGATGTCAGATGATGTACACAGTTTTTCTGTAGAAGCGGGGCGCACAACAGACGAAGTAATGCCTGCACTTTATCAGTCGATATCTGCAGGCGTTCCAAAAGAGAACGTGTTCACATTCCTTGAAACCGCAAATCAAGCCGCAGTTGGTGGGGTAACTGATCTCGAGACTGCGGTGGATGGCATATCCTCTGTGGTCAATGCCTATGGTGATGATGTAGTCAGCGCAACAGAAGCATCTGATCTGATGTTTACAGCAGTTAAACTTGGTAAAACAAACTTTGAAGAGTTGTCTGGTAGTCTTTTCAACGTTATACCAACAGCTGCTGCACTTGGGGTAGAGTTTGGCGATGTCACTGCGGCAATATCGTCTATCACAGCACAAGGTACGCCAACAAGTGTGGCCACCACTCAGATACGTTCTGCCTTGGTTGAGATGTCAACTGCTGGGAGTGATGCATCTGATATGTTCACTGAAGTTGCTGGCGTCGGATTCAAAGAGTTCATTGCACAGGGGGGGAATCTGCAAGATGCTTTAGGGGTAATGTCTACAGCAGCAGAAAATCATAATGTTGCCATTAATGATCTTTTTGGATCTGTTGAAGCAGGCAGCGCAGTCCTTGCACTGACAGGGAAAGGATCTGAAAAGTTTGCATCTGATCTTGAAGCAATGGGCACCTCCACGGGCGCAACATCTGAAGCGTTTGGGACGATGGATGAGACATCTGCAAGGTCGATGGACAAGATCATGGCAATGATCGAGGATTTCCAGTTGGAAATTGGGGATGTATTTCTTCCGATTCTTAAAGATGATATCTTACCCGCGCTCAAAGGTCTGCTTGATATGTTTGATGGTATCCCAGACAGTGCCAAACCATTTATTGTTGCAGTGGGCATAATTGGAGCGGGCCTGGTGATCATAGGGCCTTTACTTGTGGCATTGCCTGCAATTATCGGGGGGGTTGGTGCGGCATTTACTTTGCTATCTGCAAACCCTATCGTGCTGGTTGTCGGCGGGCTTATCCTGCTGTTTGTGCTCTTGCAGACAAAGTTTGATATCATCGGCAAGGCGGCAGACATTCTCGGCAAAGGATTTGAATGGTTATCAGGTACTGTCTCAGACCTGATTGACTGGATCACAGATGCGGTTGATTGGTCTGATGTCCTCGGCACAGCGTTTAAGATCCTCCTTGGCCCGATTGGCTGGGTAATGACCGCCATGGAGCACTTTGGCGTATCATGGGATGATGTCTGGCAAGGTATGCTCAGCATTGCGCAGAGGGTATCAGGATTTATCGTTGGAATCTTTGATAGTATTGTGGGCACCGTGAGAACATCTATAAACTGGGTCATTGATGGTATCAACACCATGATCAGAGGACTTAACCGCCTCAGCTTTGATGTGCCCGACTGGGTGCCGGGTATCGGCGGCGAGAGCATAGGATTCAGCCTGAACGAATTGCCACACTTTGCAGACGGGGGAATTGTCACTGAGCCAACCCTCGCAGTTGTCGGTGAAGCAGGCCCGGAGGCTATTGTGCCTTTATCTGGAAGCAATGCAGGGGGCATGGGTAGCGTGACTATCAATGTGGAGTCAATGAATGTCAGAGACGATCAGGACATTAAGAAGATCGCAACACAGCTCTACTCTATCATAGACCGGAAGAATGGTGCAAGAGGTATCAGATGACGGACAACGGCGGATTTAAACTGAATGGTGTGCCTGTGAGCACATACGGGGTAACTCTCATGTATGCACCAGGTCAGCCGATGCTGCCGGGCACACGTGACAGAACTGCGGATGTGCTTAACAGAGCGGGTCAGTATTGGATTGACTCTGAACTTGGTACGCGGGAGTTTTCTCTCCCCTGCCAGTTTTACGATTGTGATTCAGCGGCGGAACTGGACGCAAAGATCCGGGCATTTGCGCGGTTGTTTGTGGATGAAACAGGCAGGCCAAAAACGCTTAAACTTGAGTTTGACGACTGCGAAGGCTGGTTCTACACGGTCAGATACAACGGGGTGATACCGTTTGATAGGGCATGGGTTGGTGCGATTGACTTTACACTTGAGCTTATTGCAGACGACCCGTATGCATACGGCACAAGTGAGGAGTATGACTATGATACGATCACGACATCGCCGGGATCATTAGAGATCACAAGTGATGGCAACGTCTCCACGCCAGCGATTGTCTGTGTGGAAAACACAGGGGCAACAGAGATTACGGGCGGATTCTCGTTATCAATCCAGTATGAGGTGGACTAATGGGATACGTAGGAATGAGCGATTACGCGCTTAATGCGATGCTAAAACATTTGCACAATGAGGAAACATACACGCCACCGAGCACATATCTGGCGGCGTTTATTGGCAACCCCCTCAGCATAGGAACAGAAGTCAGCGGTGGAGGATATGCACGGCAGGCAGTCACATGGGACGGAGTGACGAGCGGAACAAACGAGTACACGGACGGCAACAGCGCAGAGATTGCATTCCCGGAGGCGACCGCAGACCTTGGTATTATCACGCACTGCGCAACTTATGACGCGCTGACTGTGGGCAACATGCTTGAGGTGTTTGAACTTGCAACGGCCCGCAATGTCGTCACTGGTGGTATACTAAAAGTAGCAGCAGGAGACCTTGATTCTGCCATTAAGCGGGAGTCAATCTGATGGGATTTAATCGCGGATTAGGGGGATTTAACCGTTCAAAGTTTAACTCAGATACCTTCAGCAACGTGTTATATTCTACACAGTCTGCGAGCACAACTACCGAGGGCACGATCACGGCGTGCATAGACTTCTATGTTGAGTGCGCATCTGATTCACTTACCGCAGGATCTGCTATCTCAAAGCTCCTGCAGTCTTTGACTATGGAGTATAGCGGAGCGCTGTCAGTAGGCAAAAAAGTTTGTATTAACGCAAATAATTTTACTGTGACACTTGACGGGGCAAACACCATTGATAAATTTGATGGGCTATTTCCAGAAGTATTTCCGGTAAACTGCTCCGTAGTTTATGAGGATTCGGAGGTTAGCAGAACGGTAAAAGTGATCGTGTCCCGGAGGGACAGAAAGATATGAGGTATAAATAATGGTAGCAAACGGGTATTATCCAGCAATACAGAATAGCCTAGAGGGGCAGACAACTGCACTTATCAGCGATAGTGCAACGACTATCCCGGTTGATTTCTGCCAGTATTATATCCCGGCAGGGTGGGCATATGATGATGTATCGTATAATGCGCCAGTATTGGCGGTGCTCGGTCCGGACAACTCAGATTACACTTATCCTGAGACAGTGAAGATCACAGGGATCAGTGTTGCATCAGGGGCAGGCAACCTCACAGTATCGCGAGGGATTGGTGCAACATCAACAGCAGGGTATGCGCGAACATGGGCAAGTGGCACAAAGATCGCACCTATACTCACTGCACAGCACATCACACAGATACAGGGCGGGTTGGCCGCACTGTCCCGGGATATTGTTGTAGGGATCAAGATTGACAATAGCAGCTCAAATCCATCACTGACCTATGTTGATATCGACAAGCAGGCGATCACACTTGATGCCGCAGATTTCAATGCCTCAAAGATCTGGGGCAGTATCAGAAAGTGTGTGATTGACCCAGCGACAAACAAGATCACATATGGAAGCAATGCCAGGGGAGATGGTCTTGATCTGACTGGTGCCTCTGGTGATGTCATGGTAGAGTATCAGCCATTCTATTGGGCTGCTGAGAGAGATGGCGACATTGAGTATCAGTGGGGGTCACCATACCCATATGCGGGCCTGCCAATCCATCCTTGGTTTGTCCAGAGGGGGGGGTATGTTTCGCCGATGTATCTTGGTGCTTATGGTGCCTGCCTGCTGGATGATGATGGCACTCTCAAGCTGGTATCAAAAACCGGAGAGCAACCTATCACAGGCGGCGAGATGTGGGCACTTGCCTATACATCTGGCTCAACTGAGTTCACCGTTGGGGAAACTTTGACTGGAGCTACAAGCGGGGCAACCGGCGATGTTGTGACCTATCATCTTACATCCGGAACCTGGAGTGCTGGCGACGCTGCGGGCACAGTGTATGTCAAGCAGCATGACTATGCAACAACCCCGTATCAAGCAGAGGATATCAACGGGACAACTGCCGGGGCAAACTGTTGTAGTATTGCTGATGCTGGATCAGGACTAGGTTTTGTCATTGCAGACAGCGAGAGCATGGGAAACGCCAAAGGCTCTGGATGGGGATCTGCATGTTGGTGGTCTTGGCATGCTCGTATGTTCCTGATGTATGCAGATCTTGGGACACGCGATGCACAGACTGCCCTTGGGCAGGGCGTTGTTAATCTGGCATCTGGAACCGGGTATGCAGGTCTTGAAAACGGCGCGGATTCATCTGACACCAACATCGGCACAAACGGAACTGGAAGCGGAACTGGCACAGATGGACAAACACCAGTAGTATGGCGTGGATTACAAGATCCATATGGCAACTGGTGGGAGTTTGTGACAGGTTGGCTTGCAGTTAACGCGGGATACCAGATTGTCAACAGGGCGGGTCTTGCCTCTGCGGTGATGCCAGCGGGGACTTTCAGTGATGCATCAGAGTATGAGCAGAGTGTAACTGCACCGATCACCGTAGATGGATATATCAAGGGCTATGTTTATGCAGATACGTTACTGCTCGGCCTGTTCACACCATCTGACACAACTGGTAGCAGCGATACATACGCGTGTGACTACCTGTATGCACATGATTCTGGAGAGACAAACATCCGCCTGGGCGGGGGCTATTGGATTACTGGCGGTATTGCGGGTCCCGGCTGTCTGGCTGCGAATAACGGCTCATCGGGTTCCACTCGTACTATCGGTGCCCGCCTCGAGTTCAAGCCGCAAAATGGATAAGATGGAGGACGATAACACGATACCAAAGTTTGCGGATTTTGCAGATCACGGGGGGCGACTGGACGGGGAGAAACTAAAAATAGAAGAGGTTCTGGGGAAAGAACTCATTATTCTTTCTTTTTCTGTCAGACCGAGCCGGTATGAAAACGACTATTTAACCATCCAATTTCAGTATGAAACAGGTGGGGAACATCACGTCGTGTTCACTGGTTCAACTGTGTTATCTGAACAGCTCAAGCAGTATTCAGAAAAGTTGCCATTTGCCGCAGCAATACAAAAAATAGGCAAATACTATAGTTTTGTATGACTATGACTATAAGGACATGCTGCGTATGGTGGGCGGCGCTGGTTTTCCTCCTGGGCGGGGGCAATTGGAATAATGGCAGTAATGCGGGTCCCAGCTATCTGAATGCGAATAACGAATCATCGAATTCCAATCGTAATATCGGTGCCCACCTCGAGCTCAGATTGAGCGGCTCTGAACAGCAGCATATCCTGCACCGGGGTATCCGGTCAAACACGTTACACTCTCTCTGGCCTGTGTTGGTAGGCTCGCCGAAGATTCAGGCTAAGAGACAGAGCATCTATTTTTGGAGTTCAGCATGAAGAGATATGGCAACCTCTATACTCAGATATGCGCAAAGGACAACCTTTACAGAGCACACCTGAACGCACGGAAAGGTAAGTCACACTATGTTGAGGTGCAAGCGGTCAATGCTGACCCCAAGCCCTACATCGACGCCCTGCATGAGATGTTGGTCAACAAGACATATCGCACAGCAGAGTATCAGACAAAACAGATATATGAGCCCAAGCAGCGAACCATCTACAAGCTGCCATACTACCCTGACCGGATCGTGCATCACGCGATCATGCAGGTGCTACAGCCGATATGGGACAAGCAGTTTATTTATGATCTCTACTCTGCAATACCGGGCAAGGGACTGCATGCAGGCTCATATCGCCTGCGAGAGTTCCTGAAAGATACTCCTAACACACGATACTGTCTTAAGATGGATATCGCTAAGTATTATCCATCGGTTAGACATGACGTACTCATTGACCAGATCAAACACACGATCAAGTGCCCGGACACGCTCTGGCTCTTGGAAGAGATCATCCGTTCCCCTAGGGGGGAGACAAACATCCCGATCGGGAATTATTTGTCTCAGTACTTCTCGAACATTTATTTATCAGAACTAGACCATCTGATCAAAGAGAAGTATCGGATGAAATACTATATCCGATACTGTGATGATGCTGTCGTCCTACATAGTGACAAGGCAGTACTCAAAGATCTCCTTGAAGAGCTCACGGAACGCCTTGAACCTATGGGACTGCAGCTGAACAAAAAGACACAGATCTTCCCGGTCGATGCACGAGGTATTGACTTCCTCGGATATCGGCACTTCCGAGGGTATACCCTTCTGAGATCCTCTTCTGCCCGGAGACTGAAACGCAGGCTTCGGGGTATCGTCTCACATCCAGAACGATACGATGCACAGACCATCATTAGTTCAGTGATGGCATATGCCGGATGGCTGAAACACTGCAACTCATACAACCTACAGCAGACCTGCCTGCTCACTCCTGCCATACAGGACGTTATGCGGGCCTCAGCTGCATCACTGGGGATATGCAACCCCATGGAGAAACTATCATGACAGAAAGTACAATCAGGCCACAGGCCATAGAGATCAACACGATCAAAAAAGGTGTTGCTGAGATACTTGCACACTGGGATATCGTGCAGATTGAGCGCGAAGATGAGATGAGCGGTGAGACACAGACAATATATCAGTATGAAGAGTGCCGCATGAAATGGGTACTTGAAGGAGACTTTGAAACACGTGAAGATGCGCAGACATATCTGGATGCAAACAGTGAGGAAATTCTGAGGTTTGCGAAACCAACGAAAGTGGCACTATGAAAGACGAAAAAGAAGAGTGGACGCAGGGGGAGATGGTTGGCACATTTGCCAACACCCCCCACGAGCGGCACTCTATAATGGTTGGGTTTGCGAATGGGTTAAGCGAAGGTTCAAAGTTTACCTGCAGCACAAAGTATGAAGATGAAGCGCAGTACTATGCTTTGGGGTGGTCACTTGGGGAGATCATAGATCGGATTAAAAACAACAATCCTGATGACACTCGTGTGGCACTGGCGCAGTCAGCAGGTGTTATAATCAAATATGCATCGATTGTGCTGGTTGCGGTTATCGGGTGCTGGATAAAAATGAGGGGGATATGAGTTACAGGATTGATCTGTTTGATGCAACCGGCGCACGGGTTGCGATACTGCAAGAGGCGATACTGACCACACTGTATCTTGACACATCAACAGATGCAGCGCCAACTTTGACTTTATCCCTGCCGGTTGAGGATCCTAAGTCTGCGTATATCTCGCCACTCTACTATCTTAAGGTTTGGAACACACAGACCTCTGCGTATGAGTTCTCTGTGTTTAAACTGCTCAATCCAGAGATTGACGACAGCAGCAGCACGTTGGAGATCAAGGCAACATATCAGGGCATACTAACCCGGTTATCCGATGAGCATATCGAGGCATACGACACCACCAGCGTAGGTGATACCTTTGCAAACGTGATCACCGACCTGTTGGCGTTCCAGGTCAACAGCCCGGCGATCACCGTGGGCACGCTTGAGATATCCCCAACGGTTGCAATTGCCATCGAATCTGGCAATATTTACTCGGCACTAAATTCTATCCGAGATGCGTATGGAGGGTGGTTTGAGGTAGATGCTAACTATCAACTCAACTGGTTTGCAGACAACACAGACAATCCTAAGAGGCGCATAGAGCGACGCAAGAACCTTAAAGCCATGACATACACCCCACAATATGATCAAATTGTGAACCGTGTTTATGCATATGGAAAAGGCGAAACAGATTCGCGGGTCACTCTTGTTGATGCGGGGGAGGCTAACGAGTATATCGATGACGCTGCATCTCAGGCACTTTATGGTGTGGTCGCACGGCAGTATATTGACAAGAGCATAACACATCCGACCACCCTGCTAAACTACGCTGAGCGCATCCTCGCACAGTACAAAGATCCGCCCTATCAGTACAGTGTGGATGTGCTCAACCTTGCAGAGGTTGATGGGTTTGATTACAGCTTTGAGAGTTTAGGACTCGATACCCGGGTGCGGGTGATTGATGATTTGCTTAGCATTGATGTCAACACCTCAATTGTGAGCATGAGTATTAATCTGCTCAACCCCGAAGAGATCAGCATTGAACTCAGCACGATCAAAAACGATTTATCAGATCTGTTTGGCGACATCCTCAACCTGCAGGACATCAGCAATTCAGTAGCCACACAGATCGGTGCCGGGCAGGTCACGGTCCTCGGCACGTTTGTTGTCGAGGACTGGGTTACCGCCGGGACTACTACTATCGATGGCGGCAACATCACAGCAAACACGATCACGGTAGATCAGATACAGGCAGGAGTGTTGGGGAACAAAACATATAGACAGGCAGCAGAACCGGCATCACCTGATACAGGCGACATATGGATCGACTCTGATGACGGCAACCTGATGTATCGGTATGATGGCGCGGCATGGGTTGAGACTCAGGACGCTGAGATCGGGGATGCCATAACCGCAGCTGCAACCGCACAGAGCACTGCTGATCTCAGGATCACCACGTTTTATCAGACAGATATACCGACATCTCTCGCAGTTGGGGATCTCTGGGTAGACACTGACGACGACAACAAGCTATACCGTGCTGAGAGCATAGGTGCGGATCAAATCACTGCAGGCGAGTGGGTGATTGCCAGAGACGACGGGATCGGTCAGGCAATATCAGATGCTGCAGGAGCGCAATCCACAGCTGACAGTAAGGTGGTAACATTTGCACAGGCAGGTATCCCAACGAGCACCGATATAGGGGATCTGTGGGTAGATACCGATGACGACAACAAGCTATATAGGGCTGCAATTATCGGTGCAGACCAGATCACAGCAGGAGAGTGGGAACTCGTCAGAGACGATGGGATCGCGCAAGCTCTATCTGATGCATCACAGGCGATATCAGACGCGGCAACGGCACAAGGCACAGCTGACGGCAAGGTCACGACCTTTTACCAGATTGGCGAACCAACAGCAGAGGGTGTCGGCGATCTATGGGTTGACACTGACGATGGAAACAAGCTGTATAGGTGGTCTGGGTCTGCATGGGTTGAAGTCCAGGATGCAGGGATCGCATCCGCTATTGCTGATGCAGCAACCGCTCAGACTACGGCAGACGGCAAGATAGTATCATTTTACCAGGATACCGCGCCAACTGCAGAGGGAGAAGGTGATCTCTGGGTCGATACCGACGATGGAAACAAACTCTATCGGTGGTCTGGGTCTGCATGGGTGACTGTCCGAGATGTTGACATCGCGCAGGCAATCTCTGATGCGGCAACAGCACAGGCCACCGCAGACGGCAAGGTCACTACGTTCTACCAGATTGCTGCTCCGACTGCAGAGGGTGTTGGTGATCTTTGGGTAGATACTGACGATGGAAACAAGCTATACCGCTGGGATGGGTCTGCATGGGTAGAAGTCCAGGACGCAGGGATTGCGCAGGCGATATCTGACGCTGCGACTGCCCAGACGACCGCAGACGGTAAGATTGTCACATTCTATCAGGATACTGAACCCACTGCAGAAGGAGTGGGAGACATCTGGTTTGATACTGATGCAGGCAATGAGCAGTATCGATGGTCTGGGTCTGCATGGGTTAAAGCAGCGGTTACCCCTGCACAGACCATCGCAACGATCAACCTTGATGGCGGCACCGTGCAGATCAACGGCGAACAGATCGAGTTTAACGGGACAGTTGGAAGCGGCGATGCGCTTGATTCTGGGAATTATGTTGCGGCTACGTCAGGATGGAAGATCAACGGCGCTGGTGATGCTGAGTTTAACAACGTAACTGTGCGCGGGAACTTGGCCGCGTGCACGATTGAAGCTGGGCAATCCCTTAATGTTACTGGAACTGGGCAAGTCAAATTGATTGGAACCGATGCAAAATTCTCAATGTTTTACGCAGATAGTGACACTTACCCATTGTACCAAGTAACAATAATATCGGATCAACCAAATATTATCCTTAGAGATGACGGTTCATCATCAGATGTAAGATTGCAAATTAATGATGGATTTATTTCCCAAAATGCCTCTGATAGTGATGCAAAGATTCAGCTCGTAGAGGGCGAAATATTATATTGTATATATGCGGATGGTACTACCGCAGTAAGTTTAAATTCCCTCACAGGGGTGGTAAAATTAGCAGAACTGTCATCATCTGGTGGTTCAGGGGCATCAATAATTGTAAATAATAATTTATATATGCCCACGAAAGATATAATCTGCAATAGCCTAACAAATACCTCAGGTATCATGTACATGGGGGATTCGACCAGCTACATATTCAAATCTGGTAATGACTTATACTGGCATGCAAATTCAACAAACACAAAACTAAACTGAGGAAACAAAAATGGAACTAAAACAATTTAATTTGGTTGTCGCAGGAGACCAGATGAGCACGTCAGGCAACATGACGCTAAACGAAGTTGCATCTGCACTTATTACTCTGGCTCATGCACAAGGTATACAGGACGGGGCGAAACCAGAACCCAAAGACTAACTCTTTTTTGAGATACTTATATATGTATGTAGATACCATGTATCATATACAAGGAGACAAGACAACATGACAGTAACAAAAGTTATGGGCGTATTTTGCAACCTTCCCGCAAAAGTCGCACTGAACGAAAAGAAGATCGCTGAATTTAAGGAAAGCCTGAAATTCACTGTGCCTCTTGCAGAGTCTCACCGATACGGGAACGCAGCACTCAGCGAGGTTGGCAGGAAGTTCAACATGAGAAACATCAACGGCATCATGCACGTGAGACCCAAAGATGTTGAAGGAGTCAGGGCACTGATCACAGAACAGCTTACAAGTGGGCGGCACACATACTGGCCTGCAATTAGGGATTTTGAGGCAGCCCTGCGCGTGCTTGACGGCGAACAAATCGTAAAAGAGTTTTGAGGTGCAAAAACATGACAACAATGAAAGAACTGATCGCAGCATGGGACAAGAAAGACATCAACGAGCTGCGTGACCTCGTGGCTCTTGCAGGCGATGACCTTGACCTATCTGACTTGCCCTCTGCAGTGTCGATACCAGACAGCATTGCAGCATATCCGGTATGGTCTATGGACGTACTGGGCCGGGCACTTGTCGGTCCTGCTGCTGATGAGGTCGAAGAGTTAGCAGAGATCATCAAGTGGTGCGCAACGAAAAACGAGAACCTACTGAAGACCTACACGATTCGGGGATACTGGTCAACGGAGAAGATCGTCGGCCCAGGTAACAGATCATCCAGCCGCGTGAACCTGCCGGCACACTGGAGAGGAAAGAGGGTGCAGGTTATCCTGCTGGACCACTGAACAACACAACCCTAACCCCGCATCAATACTAAATTTTAACCTGCGCCGTTTGCCATTCGGTGCGGGTCTTTTTTATCTCTTTTTGTCTGACACTGTATGACAAAGTATATATGTATAGGTGCCCTATTTACAGTACAGATGAGTGAAAAAGTAACTGTCACAGCGCGCCCGTGCGGTCGTGTGCGCCGTGAGCTTATGAGCAAATACGAGATGGTTAAGGCGGCCGGGTATACCGACACTGAGATCATCAACGAGGGTATACGCACCCTCTCAAGGCGGGCCAAGACTCGCAGCAAACCGCAGGAGTTACCCCTCTGTGAGGGTGAAACAAGTTGAGAAAAACGTGATAAAATGAGTTTAGAAAAGGAAATGTCCGGCGACCTGTTGGCCCGGACGATGTATTGTGCCCCACCTAACGAGGGTGCGCTGAGAGGTATGTCCCCCCGGGTATCAGAGACAAAGATCGTAACGTGCACGATGTGCGGCAAACGTGTTAAGATCCCAAGGGCCGCTATACTGCCGATGGGATGGACAACGGTAAAATATGATCTGAATCTCGGTGAGGATTTCCCGACAGATATTGTCGACAAGTTGCAGTGGTACGGTGAGAGTCATGTCTGCTGCTCTGATGCGTGCAGGGAGGCACTCAAGATTGAATTCCTGCGTGGCCTGAAGAACAGGCTTATCGTACATATTGCAAGGTGCAATGAGGCACTCAGTCAGGTGATGCACTGATGTCTGATTACACTGTTATCGCAGGCAAACCGGAAAATATTCCTGAGGATAAACTGCTCCAGGCTGCAGACGAGTGCAACATCAAGATCAAAGAGTGTGAAGTAACTATCTCCCGCATGCGTGAGCAGATGGAATCTGACCCTGAGTATCTCGCTGCTAAGGAAGTGCTCGATGGGTTTGAGTCACTCTACAAGGAGGCAACATTGCCGTCACAAGTATGGATCGCTGACCTACAGCAGGCACGCGAAGAACTGATCGCACGGGCTATGAGTCTCGGTATCGAGTCACAGAAGGGCAGATTGGGTATGTATCGCATCAAGCAGCGCAAGGTCAGGAAGATCATCCCTGCACTATTCTATGAGAAGTTTGGGGCTGATGTGTTTGTCCAGGTGGCCACCATCAAGATCAAAGACGCTGAGGCACTTGTCGCCAAGAAGCAGCTTAACGATGTCGTGGAGACTGAACTGCAGGGTACGCCATCAGTTGAGTACAAGCTTGAGAAGGTGAAGGCATGACCCTGACGGGCATAGTCGCACAGGCAGAACGCAGGGGCGAGTCCCTGTTTCAGGCTGATCCTACTCTTTCAACGGACCTCCGAAAAGGAGACGTTGTTTCAGATCTTGAACACGCACGCTGTCATATCCGGAGCGCGATGGCAAAGATCGAGGATTATCCATACCAGGACAAAGCGGTCCGGGCGGAGATCATCGAGTATCTGTCGATGGACCTGAAACGGCTCGGGCAGACAATTGTCAAGTACAGGAGGGCGCACTGATGTCACCCCCCACACCTGCTGTTGTATCAGATGAACCACAGGTCAACCCGGCACTTATTCAGCGCATGTATGCACAGAACTGCACGCAGGACGAGTTTGTGGTGTTTCTGACACTTGCCCATAAATACGGGCTTGACCCAAGTCTGAAACAGATCTGGGCCATCAAGTACCCGGGCGGCGGGCCTGCGACGATCATTGTCTCCCGTGACGGACTCTTAGATATCGCTCACCGCAACGCCAACTTTGACGGACTGGAGAGCGGCACGGATGGCAGCGTCGCAGATGGCAACCTTACGGGATGGTGCAAGGTCTACCGCAAGGACATGAGCCACCCCTTCACCGTGACGGTGCACTATGATGAGTATGTGCAGCGGAAAAACAGCGGTGAGATCACAAAGTTCTGGAAAGACAAGCCCCGGACCATGATCGCTAAGGTCGCAGAAGCACAGACTCTGCGTAAAGCGTTCAGGGTGCAGGGCATCTACTCAGAGGATGAGATGCCATCCGGGCCAAAGGAGATCCCGGACACATCTGTGCCATTGGTCAGCGCAAACAAATGTGTTTCCTGTGGCAACCAGATCAACTCAGAACACATCGAGGCCATCCTGAAACATACCGCCGGGGTGCCGATGTGTGATGCATGCTTCTCTGACTGGTATCGCAAAGAGTGCGCGGCAAAGATTGAGGCAGCACCTGCTGTTGAAGTGGATGGACCTGTTGTTGGTACTGCGCCGGAACCTGAGCCTGTGACGCTTGTCATGTGCGCTGAGTGCGGCAACGGTGTTGAGCCAGCGTATGTTGAGTTTAGCAAGGAGAAGTCGGGCCGGGCACTGTGCCAGAAGTGTTTCGAGGCATGGTCCCAAGCACAGCAGGCCGCCAAGAAGCCTGCACCGAAGCCAAAGCCAGCACCTAAACCTGCTGCACCTGTGGCACCCAGGACTCTCTGCGTTGTGTGCAGCAAAGAGATCGCAGCAGGCACAACACACTGTCAGGCTTGCATCGAGAAGGAGATTGGGGAGAAGGCACCTGCTGCTGATACTGCCAAGGTTGTTGCAGAGTTTGGGTGTTGTGATGTCTGCGGGGATCCTGTGACCAAGAAGGACAAGACTATGAGCCAGGTATGTTTTGACCCAGGGACTCTGCTGTGTGCGGACTGCATGGCGAAGAGACAGAGGGGCGAGATATGAACCGCAGGTGTAAGGTATGCGGTGGTGAGATATCTGATATCTTATCCCACCCCCGTGCAAACTACTGCCCGGCGTGCAGGAACGTTGACCGGACCCCCCACGTAACCCGGGGGATTGATGGCGATCAGATCGTGCGTGAGTATCTTGACCGCAACGGGTGGCCGCAGTTCGTCCGGCCCAGGTATATGATCGAGTCTGATCCTATTGTCCGGGCCGCACTCGGTATCGTAGAAGCTGACATCTCTTCAGGGAGTGCAAAGTGCTCGCAGAAACTATCTTCATGCCTGCGTGTAGTCTCTGCTGGCGTGCGTGATATTGTCGGTCCGAACGGAGAGAGATATGTCCGGTGGGGCAGGACCAGCAAGGCGTATGTGATGGTGCAACCTGGTGCTGCGTGCCCGCAGCAAGGTGAGGTTGAAGCATGACGCTGATATGTGAGATCTGTGGCGGGGAGATCACCGACAAACCTGATACATCCTCTGCAAGATTGTGTCTGCACTGCAGGTATATCAGCAGACGGCAGGATCGCGTGCCTCACTACTGTCGCAGGTGCGGGGCTGTCGTCACCGACCGTGCGCAGCACAAAAACGCCAAGCTCTGCCAGGAGTGCCGGGTCATAGCCCGACGGGTTGGATTTGATTTGTTGGATCGGTATATCCCTGAGATCGAAAAGTATCTGAACGATCACCGGTGGCCGGCATACATCAACGCGCGCAAGATGGTGGATATCTATCCGGACATTCTGACGGCCCCTGAGATCAAGACCCAGTACCGTAAGCAGCAGATCGTTGCGGCAATCATAAGGAAGATCCGCGACCCGGACGGAAGGCACTATATGCCATACAACACTCAGCAGTATGTTCTCACGGAGGCCGATGCATGAAAACATTACAGTATAGATCGACAAAAAAGGCCATGATAACGGACGAGCGCGAATATATCGATGCTCAAGAACGTCTGGTCGGTAAGCGCGTGCAGGCTGATCTGCCATGCAGCAAGGGAGGATATCAGAGAGGGTATGTCAGGCAGCTAACACGTGACAGACAGACACTCGTTGAGTGTGATGGTAGCTATGGTATAATCTGGTGCGATCTGAGTCTGATCACGATACTGGAGCAGCACTGATGGCCCGCATCAAAGACTGTGGGTGGCGGGCCACTCCAAAAAAGTGCATCAATCCTTTGCGATTAGGGCGGCCAAATCGGGTGTGGTCATACTGCCCGCATGATGGTCGGGAGTCATCGGATAAGTGCCCGCTTTTCGACGATGTGGATCATACCCAGGAGGAGGACTGATGTCTGATAAACTTAAGATCATGGTGCGCGAGACCAAGACCGAACGCCGAGCACTGACTCGCGTTGAAGCGTATGCAATGGCAACTGCAGGGATAAAATATCCTACCCCTGAAATGACATGGAACCCCACAATAGACGATGCCCGAGCGTTCCTTCGTGGTCACCTGTTTGTATGTGGGTCATACATCAACTCGAAAAAGGCACCGCAATGGGGCAAGTATGGATCTGCCGAGTTCGCTATCGAGGATGAACGAGATGCCGCCCCTGAGGAGGTGGATGCATGGCATGCGCTCCAGATTGGGTATATCATTGCCGATGGGTTTGCAGCATGGAACATAATGGTAGATGATGCTAAACATATCCTCAAGGACAAAGAGATCATACTTGAAGTGATCTACGACAAATAATCCCAACCACTTTTTTTCATCGAATACCAAATGATTATATGTAATTAAACCATAGGTAATGGTATGATACGAACAACCCGGGCAGGTAAGTCCTATGAACAGACCTGTATTCTGATACCGCTTGACATGAAGCAAGCCGCAAAGGATGCGGGCATCAACCTGGCAGGCACCTTTAGGAAGGCGCTGATAGCAGAACTTGAGGCACGAGGGATCATAGTAGAGGACGAAGCCGAGGTGCAGTGATGGAAGCCGAGGCAAAACCCGGTGATCCCTCAGATGATGTGCCAACGTATTACAAGGGCGAGATGATATCACGCGCTGAAGCTGCACGACGCAGGGAAGGTAATGAGGTTGTGCCGGATATTATCCCGCATCAGCTGTTCGGGTGTCGGTTTGTATTGGTCCGTGACAAAGATAAACGCGCATTTGAAACTGGGTGGAACGATACCAAGAACTACGCCCACGACTCTGACCGCCTGCAGCAGCACATAAAAACAGAGACGAACTATGGTGTGATGGTCGCTGGTGGTCTCTGCGTGCTGGATTGCGATAACGTCCTCGGTCTTTACAATGATCCTTTTTTCTCAGACGTTCTCATGCAGACGTTTGCGGTTAAGACCGGGAGGGCTGGCACGGTGGGTGCGCACTTTTACTTTAAGTGCCCTGATCTACCTGCGGCGAAGTATTCGCTGGTGAGAGATGATGGCGCCGACCTGGGCGACCTCCGGGGGAGTGGGTCTAAGTTTTATGTAGTCGGACCTGGGAGCACCCACCCATCAGGCAACCAGTATAAGATCACGAACGATGTTGAACCTCTTACGGTGCCCCTTGTAGAGGTTGAGGCATTTATTGCAAGATACCAGACAAGGCCAAAGGCTATTGTGTTACCTCACAACGTGTCCGCGAGAGGCACTATTGTTGATCAGTTAGGGCTGAATGTATCTGATTTCCTGATGCCAGATGAACCAAGGGCGCGAGAACATCAGATCGAGGGAATCCACCCGGTGCACGGAAGCAGCACGGGTTCAAACCTGATCATAGACCCACATGAAAACAAATGGTATTGTCGCCGGCACTCTACGGGTGGTGGCCCGCTTGAAGCTCTCGCAGTCGCAGAAGGTATTATTCAGTGTGAAGAGGTGCATGGGGGTTGTCTGCACGGGCACTGGCCTGCTGTATTTGATGATCTTAAGAAAAGAGGATATGGTAAACAGTTGGCAGAGATGGAGCGTGAGAAGCAGACAAAGGCGTGCACGCCCCGTGCACCTGCAATTAACACACAGCATGGACCATCGTCTGCACCTATTGAAGAACCTCAGAAAAAAGAGATTATGCCGGACTCATCCGGAGAAGAGTTCGCTTTCACTGATGCGGGGAATTCTGATCGGTTGATTCATCAGCATGGTGAGAACGTGCGGCACTGCCAGACGTTCAGCGCGTGGTATACCTGGACTGGTAAGGTGTGGGAAAAAGATGTTACAAACCGGATGCTTGACTTATCCACAAGGACGGCCCGTTCAATCCTGATTGAGAGCCTATATTATGGGACTGATAAAGCGCAGGCGTGCGGTAAGTGGGCGCTCACATCCCAGAGTTTGGCCCGGAGGAACGCCATGGTAGATGGTGCAACATATCAAGTGGCCGTTAAACCTGATACGTGGGACAAGCCAGAAAAACTGTTGAACTGTCAGAACGGCACGCTCGAACTCGATACACTGACATTTAGGAAACATCACCGCGATGATCTCATAACTAAGATCATGGGTGTGGATTATGATCCTGTTGCTAAGTGCCCACAGTGGGAAGAGCATGTTAAGATGGTGCTTGCAGATGATGATGATCTCATCAGAGGTTTTCAGGAGGTCTGTGGGTATACGCTGCTTGCAAAAAATCCAGAGCAGGTAATCTTTATTTTATACGGCACCGGCAAGAACGGCAAGAATGTCACCATGGACACGCTCAGCTATATCATGGGTGATTATGCAACCCACATCGCTGCAGAGTCCCTGATGGTTAAGAGAGGGGAGTCGCCCCGGTCTGATCTTGCTCGGCTTGTTGGGTCTCGTATGGTGACGGCATCTGAACCCGCTGAGAATGCAGCCCTTGCTGAGACTGTTATCAAGCAGCTGACAGGGGACGCCCGTGTCACGGTCCGCCGTCTGTATGAGAATGAGTTCGAGTTTGAGCCGGGGGGGAAAATCTGGTTAGCAACGAATTACCAGCCCCGTATTGTAGGTACAGACGAGGGTATCTGGCGGCGCATATGGTTGATCCCGTTCACGTATACCATCCCCGAAAAACGGCGCCTGCTTGGGTATGAGGCAGTGTTGCAGGCAGAAGGATCGGGCATACTAAACTGGTGTCTCGAAGGGTATCTGAGTTGGATGAAAAAAGGAAAACTTGTGCAGCCTGCGGCGGTTAAATTCGCAACTGCGCAATACCGAAAAGAGGCTGATACTGTAGCCGCCTGGATGGCTGAAAAAGTCATGATTGACCCGGGCAGACAGGTCTCCAGAAAGGAGGTGAGATCATCATATGAGGTGTGGTGTGAGGACGCTGGAGAGCGCCCGGTAAGTGCACGAAAACTGGCCCAAGAACTGAGGGCCAGAGGTATCATTGATGGGAGTATATCCATGGGCACACGGGCCTGGTCTGGGTTGAGATGGAAGAGTATAGAAGAGCAAGAGGGAGAGTTATGAAATACCTGTTAGTGCACAAGGTGCACCAAATTACAAACCTTTCTGAGTGTAGTAAATGGTTTGATTCATGCAGACATGTGCACTGTTTTTGTGATACTATAAAAAGGATTATGCAAAAAACACATAGGTTCACTATTTACAAGACTTTCTATAGTGATTTCTCATATAGGGACTTTGTAAACAAGTGCACCTATGTGCACCGCAACTGTATTTGTACGAAAAACAGATCGAATTCTGATGCAATTACACCAGCACACATGCTGGTGATAATCGCAATCATCGGGGCAATATTTTTGTGCGTTCTGGGCATCACAATGGAGGCAATGATATGACTCTCGACACATACACGATCTGGTATAACTCGACGCTGAAGGAGTGCCGGGAAGATGGCACCTGTGCGACGTATGATGTGGATGCAAGATGGTGCAAATATGGGGGCGTCGATGCCCGGAGCTGCAGTTATGATACATGTCCTCGCAGGTGCAAACCCAAGGCCAGTGAAACATACTTAAAAACGGATGGATCATGTACGGTGAGGAAGGAAGCCGGCAGAAATGTTGAGCTGATCTTTTTTGACATTCCGATGACACTGACAATATCGGAAGACCGGGTGCGATTCCTGGCAAAATGCTTAAATGAGATCTGCGACACCTTAAAAAAGTAGGCTTGTTTTATGACAGAAAAAATTGTTATACGGGCAAAAAAGAATGTGAACCTGACCGAAGCTGAGGGGTCACAGATTCGTGATGAACTTATCAAGGCATATCATGTAGCTCACACCGAGATAGAGGAACGGTGGGGCGTCAGTATCGTTCTGGAGACGATTTGAATGACTGAGTGGGAAACAACACAGGACAGGGTTGAGATGATACACAAGGCAGCCAGAGAGCAGAACTTCCTTGACTCGATGGAGTATGGCGAGAAGATCGGGCATGCTCAGTATCTTGACCGGAAAGACGCAACTGATATGATGTGGAGTGGGGTGGAATCGTTTGAGCCAACCCCATTAAACACCATGTTTGGGTTTGACAGCGAAGGTAAATCTGTTGTGTTTGGGGGGCATTCAGGAGAAAACATATGGGCAAAGCATATCGTTCTGGACAAATCTGGGACTCCCTTGAATCTGGACCGGAAACCAACAGATAGAAGATCAAATATTGAGCGGATCATTGACCTGAGCAATGAGCTTGGGGTTTGCATGGCAGGATACATGCAGAGAAGATCTACAGACGAAACCCGGCTTTACAACGCAGGTGGGCTGCCGGTTGAGTTGACCCTGCCCAAGGGAGAACATGAGAAAGACCCATGTTTCCAGAATAAACTGATAAACCTGGTGATGAAATGAGTGATAAAACAAACCTACTTGAGATAAAACAAATTTTATTTTGTATTCTCGTGGTGTTGGCTTGTGACCTTGGCATGAGGGTGTGGCCTGATGTGGCTGGTCTGCTGCTGGAGGTGCTGTGATGGTAGCGGGTAGCACGGCAAGCGCCAAAGCCAAGGCAAGACTCCACCAGCAGTTTGTGGCGACAGAAATACAAGATGCATTTGATCTGCCTGAAGAGGACGTGGTGAGTGTGCCGATGGGTTCCCCTGGGCTTGATATCCTACTGAGTGCCCGGGCAAGAGAAGAGTTCCCTTATGGGGTGGAGTGCAAGAGGGTTGAGAAGTTATCGATACCGGCATGGTGGGCACAGTGCAGGACAAATGCTGAGAAGGAAGGACTAAGGCCACTCCTGGTATACCGGCGCAGCCGGGAGGGCCCGATGGTGGTTATGAGGTGGTTTGATTTCATCGAGATCGCAGCAAAAGCCCGCGAATGGGATGCAGAACTGGATGCTGAAGTGGCGAAGGTGATCGATGCTATATGATCCCCCCAGAACACCTCCCCGCCGTGGATGCATGCTGTGACTATATCATCCATGCAGCATACTCAACCATGGCAGAGCCGCACGAGATGGTGGCGTATATCCGTGAGAGACTGCGTACTGAGTATGTGTACCCTGAGGTGGAATGATGGCCCTTACTGATTTCCTATCCCGCGCCCTACCGGATGTCGTGCCCATGGCAGACCTCGACACTAAGGACATACCAGAACCGACCGAACCGCAGTATGTCATCCGGCACAACCCCGGTGGGCTCTGCTGGCACACACCGCAGGGCAGTCATTACGCCGATGTGATGGAGGTCAACAGCATGATGACAACAGGAGACATGATCCGGCCTCTGCCTATGCCAAGCACCCTTGCAGGTGACGACACAATGCCTGAGGCGAACGTCGTCCGTGATGCTGAAAGCAGGATCGTTGGCCTGGTGGAGTATATCGGGCCGATGTACTACGTGAGTCAGTGGTATGAGGTGCACCGGCTGTTGACGGGGCAGATTGATGTGGCTGCACTTGTTCCGACTAATGCAGGGCAGTTCAGGGAGCTGATATGATGGCCCGGACAAAGAGAGCATACAACCGCAAGACCTGGCACGGGCACTATCATCCGTATCAGGTCATGTGCATGGGCAACTGCAAGGCGTGCAAGGACCCTATGGTCTCAAAGCGTCGGCGACTGCAGGATGAAGCAGAGGTTAGGCGTAGCAAAGTATGGTGGAGTTGATATGATGCGACAAACAACAACCGACAACGCAACCAGAGTCTACGCACACAATGTGGCCATGATTTGGCCACAATCTGCAGACATGCCATGGCTTGAGGGTATGCTTGCGGCCATCCCGGACGATGTGTTGCTTGCAGAAGTTACGAGGAGGGGCATTGTGTGGAAACGATGAACCGATACTACTAATACTATTGATGATAATATGTTGTTGGTGATGCAATGGGACTAATTTATGTAGATATTGTCGTAAAAATCCTTGACTTTGGTATGGGTCGGCAGTCTCAGGTGGTTGAAACGCGGAACAGACACACAAACCGGCTAATATACTCGACGATTGAAAGGGTTCCTCGTGAAATGGCAATCAATCCAATGTGCAGGTGTTACAATGATAAGAATCAAACCGAATGAACTAATTAACGCGCGCATATCCTGGGTAGATGTAGAACCTACCGACGAATACGGCGACGACATCCTGACGGTATACGCGATGACGGTCAAAGGTGTGCGTGTGAAGATCTCAAACTACGGGGTTGATGCGATGAAGGTGGAAGCGGATGACTAAAATGAAACCAGGCGACCTTTCAGGGGCGCGCGTATCATGGATAGATACTAACAGCGATGGAATAACCGGGATATACTTAACCCTGCAGGACGGGCGCATAGTTAAGATTTATACGCCGCTTGAGGATGCCATGCATGTGAGGTTAGAGGGAAATCACCGGAATGATCATGACATTGAAGGATTTGATTGTCTCGGCGGCAAAAAACCTTATTTTGAGTGCGGCGGTAGGTGCTGTGGGCATCATGACGATCATATTGGATTTAGGAAACTGTGTGCGTGGTTTGCGTTCGTGTGTTTCTGCGTTGCTCTGTCGTGCCATTTTTGGTTTTGGGTGTTTTCATGAAGACTGAAGAAGACCTGCACCAGAGGCACCAGCATCTGCACCACCTTTTGGTTGGTATGCCAAAGTGGCCTCTCTCATCACAACGTCGAGAGGCCCGCATAGCTGAAATAAAGGCACAGATGAACATGATAGAGTGGGTGCTGAATGAAAACTGAGATTGAGCACTGTAAGCACTTTGACGTGGTGGCTATGGATAGATCAAAAACATGTGTCCGGGTATCAGATTGCGTGGATTATGATGGCCATACCTGTGCATATGGGCGATCACGGTGCATCAAGCACGAGAATAAAAATAAAATGTGGGAATGTTATGAAGACTGAAGGCGTAAAAACAACCTGCCCCAGGTGCGGCAATATCTGGATATACAAGCGCAGGAGCAACGGCATGTATACCACCTGTCCTGCGTGCCGGTATCTGTTCAAAAATCCAGAGGTAAAGCAATGAGGCGCAAGTTTACCGTGGTAAAACCCGGCGTTGATGTTGTCTGCGGTGGCGTTGGATATGAGTATGAGGTTTACGTTACGGCAAGAGACAAATCCTCTTGTTCGTCATTTCACGCGAACAGAGAACAACTGATCTGGCTCAAAGAAAGCATTGACACAGCATTGAAGGAGGAGAAACAATGAGAAAACAAATCGAGTTTGAAATAATAGAGGCGGATCACTTCGCCTCATTGCAGGAAGTTGTCGGACTGTCAAAAGACCAAACATATGTGATATATGCAGACATCAAAGAGAGATTTGAGACTGGCGTGAGAGTTGACCAACTGCTAAAGCAGGTGTTGACTGACTATGATGGAGCAGAGATGGTGATGGCGCTTATTATGTTTGGGGTGGCACAGCAGCACAACAATGCCATGAAGCACCAGCTTGGGGTAATGTCAGATGACTGAAGAAGATCCCGCAGAATAACCCAAACCCACTATTTTATTAATATATAAGGCGAATGGTCATGCATGACCATCACACCAGAGGTGATAATCGCCATTGCATTTGCACTATTGGGGTACATTGGCACAATATACCAAGGATACAAGGCAAAGAACTACAAGGCCGTAGCAGAGGCCGGTTGTGCTCTTGTGTCTGAAGTGATTGATTTCTTTGACCCAGAACTGCCAGAGAAAAACATTGCACCAGCCGAGGTAGAAGAAAGATTCGGGGCGACTGTTCCGCTCGTAGCATCAACCGGGCTGAGCGTCGGTGATGTGACTGTTGTTGGCATATACAAGTCCTGGGTGAAGTATGAGAAGTCAAAGCAGATATACCTCAATACCATCGCAGCCGGGGAAAATGTTTCCGTTATCCTGGAAAGTGTCCGGGCCGGGAGTGCCATTATCGGCCTGAAGATTGATGGTGCAGTCTACGACATGAAAGGATTAGATGTCAGGGACGACATGATCCGACCGGCAGGCAGCACTGCACACGAGGACACATACCGGATGTGGTATGTGCTGAAAGTGCCGTCAACCATCGCAGCAGGAGAACACACCTTCAGCGTCGTGGAAGGGTATGACGTGCCTGACATTGACTACAAAGATCAGGTCTGCTGGTTTGAGGAGTCTTTCCCCGTGCAGGTCACGGTGACTGCGTCGGGCGCCTTTGTGGAACGGACATTCATTACAACCTAACTTTTTTATCAGGAGTTGATATCATCGCTGCCAAAAGTGGGCCAAAGACAAAGTACAACAAACTCACCCATCCTATACTGATCGCTGGACTGGCTAAGCGCGGGTATACTGACGCACAGATGGCCAAAGTATTGAACATCAACCGAGCCACCCTCGACCGATGGCGAAAGAGGTATCCCGAGCTGAAAGAGGCCAGTGATTCAGGCAAAGAGGTTGCCGACGATGTAATCGTGGGATCGCTATACGCCCGGGCAAAGGGTAGCATCACAACAGACAAGAAAACAATCACAAACGCTGATATGTCGGTGCGAGTAGAAGAGACGGTTAAGGAAATCCCTCCAGACACCACCGCCTGTATCTTCTGGCTGAAGAACCGGCGACCTGCAGAGTGGAGAGATAAGCAGCAGACCGAGATCACCGGGGCAGAAGGAAAAAGCATTGAGATCACACTGGTTGACCCATCTAAAAAATAATGACGAAATTCACGCAGATTAATCGCCGGTTTTATGACGGGGTTCGGGCCGCACCCGATAAACGGTATTATGTATTTTATGGCGGGGCCGGGTCTGGCAAATCAATTTTTGTTATGCAGTGGCTTCTGAAGACAGCAGCAGAACTGGCGGTCAATATCCTTGTGCTCAGACAGTGGAGAGAAGTGGTGCGAGAGTCTGTTATTGAACCGTTTCACCAGGTTGTGTCGGCGTTTGGCTTGGTGTGGGATGATCTTTACCACAAGTCTGAACGGACGTTCACCATTGGCAAATCCCGCATTGTTTTTGGTGGTCTGGACAACGTGGAAAAGTACAAAGGTACCAACTGGGGATATGTCTGGATTGAAGAGGCAACCGATATCACCGAGAAGGACCTTGACCTGCTGAATCTCCGTTTGGGAAGGGATGCAGAAAACGCAAAGTTCGTTCTCACGTTCAATCCGATTGATGCAAACCACTGGATTATCAAGCGGTTCGTGAATAACCCCCCCGGTGATGCACTGGTGCACCACTCCACATACCTTGACAACTACGCTTTTTTATCTCAGCAGTTTATCACACAGATAGAAGATCTGATTTCAAAAGATGAGAACCTATACCGGGTATATGCGCTTGGTATCCCGGGCGTTCTGCAGAATATTATTTATTCCAAATGGCGCGTCGAACCCATCACAGAACAACCTCAGTGGCACTGTGCCGGACTGGATTTTGGGTATAATAACCCCTCAGCTATGGTTTATATTCAGCAGCGTGCTGATGGGTATAACGTGCATGAAGTGTTGTATCAGTCCGGGATGACCAACACGGACCTGATTGCATGGCTGCGTCAGTATCACCCCCGGAACATACTCATTTATGCAGACTCAGCTGAACCGCAGAGGATAGAGGAGATCCGGCAAGCAGGATTCCGAATCACCGGAGCGAACAAGAGCGTTAAGGATGGCATAGACTTCTGTAAAGCGCAGACGCTGCTTATCACCCCTCAGTCTGATAACCTACTGAAAGAGATCCGAGGGTATAAGTGGAAGGAGCTTAAAGGCGGTGGTGCAATTGATGAACCTGTTAAGGCGAATGACCACGCCATTGATGCGATGAGATACGCCATGCGAACGCATTTCGGGATGCACGAAGAGATACCCACGCAAAAGGTATATGTGCTGCAGGACGACTATGAGATTTAAGGATTTGATATAATGGCAGATGACGTAACAACGATCAAGATCGCCCGGGCCACAAAGGACCGGCTCACGGGACTGAAAGAACAGCTGAACATTGCAGACTATGAAAGCGTGGTGGCACATCTCATTGAAACGCATCAACCTAAGTCCGATGATGCCACGGTATGTCTTGAGATGAACAGTAGTAAATATCGGTGGCTGCTGGCACAGCAGAACAAGTGCGACTGTAGGAAGCTGCTTGAGAGGTCGAAGACATGAGCGACAAACTCGCAAAGATAAACGAACGCCTGATGGCACAGATCAACAACCTGCAGCTTGAGGTTGACGAAGTCATGACCCACGCGGACGAGGCATATGGTAGTCTTGACTGGGCCAACCGTATTGATAGAGATTACCTGTGGATACGGACAAGCGGTGCCACGTCCCCGCAGTTCAGGTACATGACAAAGGAGACCATCGATACCTACACAGACATATGCAACTTCATGGCAGTGTATAATCCGCTGATTAAGCGTATTGTAGATGTCAAAACGATGTTCACTTTTTCCCGTGGTGTGACTGTCATATCCGACAACCCTGCGGTAGACAAGATCCAGAAAGATGATCTCAACAAACAGGCATTCTTTTCTCATCAGGCGCTGGGGGAGATTGATGCCGAGCTGCAGAAGTCCGGCAACGTCTTCATACCGATCTGGAAGGGCGGGCAGCGGGTGAGGGCATGGTCATCGTATGAGATACGGGATATCGTCTTTGATGAAGAGGACTCAAACCGGCCTGTATTCTATATCCGGGTGTGGCAGGATGCAGAAGGCAAAGAGCACAAACGTGCATACCCGTCCGTGTTTGCCCAACCTGCTGATATCCCGTCCGGAAAGACGCAGTTATCTTACATGGGACAGACCTATGACGTGAGTCGTGACATCACGGTGTACCACATGAGCACAACCAAACCGCTGAAGGCAAAGTTTGCACTCACGGAACTGGTATCGGCGTGCAGATGGGCAAAACCTCATGAAAAGTTCCTTGAGGACTTTGCAGCTATTGTCTCAGCGGTCCGCAAGTATACGCACTCGTTCACAGCGAAGACTACCGGAGGCGCAGCAGCACTCCGGACACAACTGCAAGGGAATACCGATTACATGGGCACCCCTATGCAGAGCAACCCGGCAGGAAGCGCAGTAGTTGCCCAGGAAGACACCCAGTTTAAGGTTGTGGATGCTGGGTCAAACAAGATCGTAGGGCCTGCAGATAGCAGATACTTCCTAAACATGGTGTGCGCCGGGTCCGGCGTGCCCGAGACTCTCCTGACTGGGGATCCTTCAACCGGCAACCTTGCAACCGCAAAGGATCTCTCTGAGAGCTTTTTGATCCTTGTTGAAAAACGCCAGACCATGTGGACGGATGCGTTGACGATCATATTCAAGACCCTGCTTGACTCAGACGACTTTGAGATCTCGTTCCCTTCTATCAGGTCAAAGGATGCCATCGCGTATATCGACGCACTGCTGGCAACGGCAACCCTTAACAGCCCGGGGGTGTGGGCCGGGAGCATGGATGCAGGCAGCTTTGTGGCTGCTGCATATGAGGCGCTCGACCTGCAGCTGGAAGATGATATCAAAGAGGAGCTTATCACCAATCTGACGATGGGTATGGGGGAGATCACCCCCGACGCTGATGCCAACCTTGCACAGTTAGCACAGGCGGCAGCAGGACTTGCAGAAGCAACACGGGCAAAATGACACTATACGAAGCAGCCTCACGCCTGAAGTATGCTGCCATCGGTGCCAAGAAGACTAGAGATGTCAACCGGCTGGCCCGCAAACACCGGGGCAAGATGTCGGCATTCTTCCGGAAGCAGCGGGGCATGGTTCTGGATGCCCTTCAGGAAAAACAATACCTTTTTACCGAGTCTTATCGTAGGCTGGCAGAGACGCAGTATAAACTGAGTGACTTCAATTCCGCATGGGATGACATCGCAGGGCTGACACAGGATGAACTGCAGGTGATCATCACACAGATGGAAGCCGAGGGCCTCACAAAGGGGGCGTCTGTGGCTGAGAGTATGTTTGTGCCGGGCAAAGGAGGTTCGTTTGATTTGATGAATCCTCGTGCAACAAATTGGTTTCTTGAGCATGGCGGAAATTTTGACTACATCGAGAACATAAACCGCACCACCGGCAAACAGCTTAAGACCATCATCGTTGACGCACTTGAAAACCAGCGCACCTATGGGCAGACCGCGAAGGCAATAACAGATAAATTCACCGACTTCTCCCGGCAGCGTGCCCAGAACATCGCGGTATACGAGACCGCACAGGGGTATGAGTCCGGGAATCGGATGCTCATTGATAGTGTGGCTGATGCAGGGGTCAAGATGGAAAAGGCGTGGATGAACTCAGGGGACGAAAAGGTCTCAGATGGGTGCCTTACCAACTCAGCAGATGGGTGGATACCTCTTAAACAGGCCCATACCTCTGGGCACCAGCAACCCCCCAGGATGTTAAAATGTCGGTGTTACGAAATATTCAGAGAGATCCAAGCATAACCTTTATACTCTTTTATGATAATACGTTAGGGTATGGAAATACACGAGTTAAAGTGTAAACGCTGTGGGCACACATGGTACCCACGGTCTGAGAAGCAGCCGGTATTGTGCCCGAAGTGTAAAAGCCCTTATTGGAACCGTGAGCGGGTGAGGAAATGACAAAGCAGATTAGACTGAAAGACCACGTGCTGCGGGTAAAAAAGTGTAGCATGTGCCCTGCTGCAAACCGTGCCTCTTGGGGCGTGTTCTGCAGTATCGATGGCCGCACATTAGATAATATGAAGATACCTGATTGGTGCTCGCTGGAGGATGCAGGAACACCCGTTATTACGCCAGAAGAGATTACTATGTTCGTGATGGAACAGACATCATATGCTGCAAAACGTCGGCGTTCAAACTGGACTGGTAATTATGCAGATGTCCTCCCTCGGTTGCTTGAGCGAGAGATCCTTGACTACAACACGCGGTTGATGGATCGCTTTGTGGTGAAGAAGGAGGATGCAGAATGAAATACAAATACATAGGCCCAGATGAGTTTTTGACCGCGTGCAGGTTCAAAGATGACGGGTATTATGGTGTGTGTGATGATGGTTCCTGCTCCGGCCATGTGATGGGTACGTGCCCGTTTACTCACAAACACGTGCCGTTCCCCGAATTCGATGGGTTCTTTGTTGAGGTGCACGATGAGTAAAGGTTACTTTTGTGTCATCTGCTTTAAGGGGCATGGTGGGATTGAGTGCAAGCAGATAGCAGAAGAGACTAAAGAACAGACACAGATCAGTGTCAGGCATTTCACAAACCAGTTAAACCACGACAGGATGCGGGTGTCATATAAATCAGGCATTCACGAGATGACTCCCGATAATGTGAGCCACTCCCAGAAGATTGCAGATACTTTCTGCAAATGCAATAGGGGGGCATTATGACTGAATACAGTCTGATCTGCATCCTCGAAGGGTCAGTCAAAGGTGACGACGTGATCAAGGCCCGCAGGATTGTCGAAGATGTGATCAGTGCCGCATTTGAAACGCCGATAGATAGCAACCCGGTAATGACGCGGATGAAAATCTCTGTTGGTGGCGGCTCTGTGACGCTGAACAGAAAAGATACTCAATAACTCGGTATACCACCACAATCTTTTTATATGCCATTAAAATAAATTAATTCTGATGGCAGCCTCTTTTGAATCAATTGTGCTTGACAGCACTGCTGCTCATTTCAAACTCTTAGAAGCCAATGCCAACGGCCTAACCATTGACATTCACATCATCTCTCCTGGCTGGGGATCGTCCGGCTACTATTCGGAATCAGTTTTGCAGAAGGCGTGCACAGATGGCGTATACCCGCAAGGGATGCACATGCACATCGACCACCCTACCCGCGAATCTGAGAAGAGCCAGCCTGCACGAACCATCAAAGGTGTATCGCCTCTTGCGGCAGTTTTTGAAGAGGCTGCTCACTATGAGGCGGCAGGATGGGATGGCCCCGGCCCGTATACCATTGCAAGAGTCCTGCCTCAGTACGTGGAGGACCTTAAGGCGATGGGCGGGCACATCGGCATATCACATTATGTGTCTGGTGTGGCAAAAGCCGGGGAAGCTGAAGGGCGCAAGGGCCAGATCATCACAGAACTGCTGGCAGATGCGCTGAACACAGTGGACTTTGTAACGGTTCCCGGCGCTGGCGGTCACTACAAGACTCTGGGAGAAGCGTTTGAACGGCGCAGAGACGACGAACAAAAAAGCGAAGGAAAGAACATGGCAGACGAACCCAAAAGACTCACGCTCAAGGAGATCCAGACGGATTATCCTGAGTATGTGAAACAGATCGCAGAGCAGGCCATTATTGGTCTGGAATCTGACAAACGCCTCGCAGAGCAGGCAAAGAAGCTCACTGAGGCAGAAGGAAAGCTAAAAGAACAGGCGGATGAGATCAAGACTCTCAAGGCCAAAGCAGCAGAGGCAAAGGCAACCGAGTATGTCGCCGCTGAGATTGGCAAAGCAAAGCTCCCGGAAGCATCTGCAAAGATCCTCACTGAAAGCCTGGTGAAGCAGGTTATCATAGCAGAGGACGGCGGTATTGATGCACTGAAGTTTGCTGAGGTTGTAAAAGCAGCCATCGAAGCAAAGACCGCTGAGGTTGAAGCCATCCGAAAAGAGTCCGGCATCAGAGGCAACGGCGGCAGCGCACCTGCTACGGAAGACGGCCACAAGGCACTCGTTGAGTCGCTCATTTCCATGTATCTCATGACCGGGAAGAGCAAAGAGGAAGCTGCACAGCTCGCAGAGCTTGCCGCAGGAGGTAGATAAACATGACATACGCATACCCTACTGCGGATGCTGGAACCGCAGGCGATGAAGTGTCTTCAACTTACGAAGGAAGGCATATTTCAGTACTTGAAAGTCAGATTACCCACCCGTCGCACACTGATGGATTCGTCGATAAAGGCGACCCCTGTATTGTCGGCGGCGTGGTTGTTGGTGTAGCTTTTACCTCAGCAGCGGCGGCGACAGACCTCATTGCACTTGATACCGAAGGGATCTGGGTGCAGGACGTTTACGCCGCTGATGGTGCTGGTAACAGTGCGGTAGCTTACGGCGATCCACTGTATATTGACGCAACCACCTGCGCAATCTCAAAGATCGCGACCGGCGTTCATTTCGGATACGCACTTGGTATCATCACTGCGGGCAATACCGATACAATCGCCGTTAAAGTCCACTTTGATCCTAAAGACGACAACGTAGAGGACGACGTTCAGTTTAAGATCGGTTCGACTCAGGCAACCGCCGCAACGATGATCACCGCAGAGTTTGACGAAACGACCACCGGCATTGGTATCTACCAGCAGGGCACGTCTGGAGTGCCACAGGTGCTCAATACTAACCCCGGCGCTGCGGTAATCGCTAACACGGTTCACATCAACCATTCCGCAGGAGCGGGCGATTGTGACGACCTGATCGCAGCATACCAGAAAGTCACCGTTTCAGGCGATGGAGATTCCGGCCTTACCGCCGTAGGAACTGCGCCACGCCTTACCATTGGCGGCGCTGCTCAGGAAGGTTATTGTCTTCAGTCGCACGTTATCCACGAAAGCGATGACGGTATTCTCGCACTTTCCGCAGGTTCGTTCAAACTGACAACCCAGA